AGGACCGTCCATTGACGAGACGCTGCCGCACGTCCGCCAGAATATCCCGCCGGTGGGCGGCGTACTGACGGGTGGTGAGGTGAATGACACCATCAAGCCCGGTAGCCCCGGCGGCCCTGTACAGGGCCAGCGCATGCTTCCGACTATTGACGATGACAAGGGCCTGGGATTCATCCTCCAGGGCGCCGATCAGATCATTATCCGTCATCTCGCCTTCGATCCGGATCGTGGTGCGGCGCAAGGCTTGCGCCAGTTTTGGCGGATCGGGTGCAAGTTCACGGCCCGCGAGCGGCAATCCGTCTTTTAAATCACGGGCATCCAGGGCCGGCTGAGTTGCCGTGCACAGAACGATCGAAGCACCATAGTTCAACGCCAGTTCCCGCAATGCCTCCATGCAGGGCCGCAGAAGTCCCAACGGAATGGTTTGCGCCTCATCAAGGACAATGACACTGCGCGCCAGATTGTGCAGCTTGCGGCACCGCGACGGACGATTGGAATAGAGGCTTTCGAAAAGCTGTACATTCGTGGTCACCACCACGGGCGCTGCCCAGTCCTCCATCGCAAGGCGGAGTTTGTCCTGTTGTTGCCGATTGCCAATTTTCTGCTCGTCAATCGCAGAATGATGTTCGAGAATATGCTCGCTGCCCAGAACATCCCGAAACACATTAGCGGTCTGGTCGATCACCGAAGTAAACGGGATAGCATAGATAATCCGCTCAAGTTTATGCGTCTTTGCATGATCCAGCGCAAAAGCGAGCGAGGTCAGCGTCTTACCGCCGCCCGTGGGCACCGTCAGCGTATAAAACCCGGCGTCCCGCGCCGCCTGGGCCCGCACATGCGACAGAACATCGGCCCGCAGACGATTCACGTCCGTATCTCCGGCACCGGCCTTGATCTCTGTCATGTAATTATCGAAGCGACTGATCAACCCGTCGACAACCGAGGGGAGCGCAGGCCAGTCGCGGTCTTTTGTCTCGCCCTTGGCAGTGCAATAGAATTCTTCCGTGTCCCTGTAGTCCGCATCCACAAGGCAGGAAAAGATCATGCGCCCCAGAAACGCCAACTGGAAAGCAAACCTGTCTTCCTCCCTAATCCACCGGAAGTCCGGCATCAATCCGTTCGTATCCGGCATAATTTCATGCCGCCACAAAGGATCAAGTGGCTCCAGTTCTCTTTTCAGCCGATCCCGGAGCGACCCGTCACCTATCCAATCCGCAAGCCCCGCATGATGGCCCGCAATGGCAAAAGTAATCAATTCAGCGACACCACGATCCTGTGGCGTTGAGGCAAGCCCTCTGACCTCAACCGCTCCGGCGGTGGAATGGTCCACCCGAAGGTCCGGTTTATCCGTGATTTTCGCCTGAAAAGCCTTGGTATACTTGCCAAGGTCATGAAGGAGACCGGCAAGATGCGCAGCCTTGTGGATCCCCATACCGCAGCCAAATGCTTCAGCTTTATTGGCTGTGCCAATCAGATGATCCTTGAGAAGGTGCCAGCCTTCTTTCCCCTCATCTTCTGTTGAATGCGCGTAATACATACCGCCCCCTGACAATCTCAGGGATTATCCTAAAAGATATATTCTTGAATGATCAACTTTTAATTGCTTCACCATACATCACCCCCCCTCCACCCTCTTGATCACCTCCTCTACGTTGATCTCGATGGGCTGACCTTCTTCCTTGCGGAGGATGAGATGGGCGATGAGGAGGGTCATGGGCGCGGGGATGCCGCGGGCAGCGCTGAGGTAGCGCCGCACATGGGATTCGTTGAGCCCGACGGTGCGGGCGAACCACCTCTGGCGCCCATGTTTGGGGTGGAGGATAAGGAGGGCCTTGCGGAACTGGTCGGGCGTCATCATGGGATGTCCGGCCTTGGGCCGTCCCTTGCGGCCCCTTGTTGTCTTCTTATCCGTACGACTGAGTTCCTTGTTGGCTGTGCTGTCCATGGTCGCGCTCTCCCTTTGGGTTATTCGGAGCTTGCTGGCGACGCAGCATTAGCGACACAAGACGCGGATCAGTCAATGCTCAATGAGCTTTTTATCCAATAATATGAATGGGTTGAGGGATAACGCACCCTCATACGACGACTTCTCCCAATAAGCGCCTATCACACTGGATTGGACGGCTCTCTTCCCCTTTAGGCACCTCTGTTGACCAGCCTCTGACGACCCCGGAATCTCTCTTTTCCGGCCCCTATCAGGGTTTTCACCCCTCGGTTTTCGCGGGCCCGCAAAACTTTTTTGCCTCTGTACCCCCCAAAATTAACGGAGCGCGAAGGCCGATCCTTTAACATGTCGTTAACGTTAACGAGACCGGAGTGATTCGGATATGCCCGCCCAACCCACTGCACCAGGCACACCCGCCCCTGCCGGGACACCCAGCCAACCAGCCACCCCCGGCCCATCGGATAGCGTAACGGGCACCGCCGCCCGCGCCGTTCCCCTGGCCCGGCTGCTGGCCCGCCAGGCCGCCCGGATCTGGGTCAACAAGGAACAGGAAGCCCCCTCAGACAAAGAAGGAGATAGCAACAATGCATAAGTCGACCATGCGCCAAGCGCCCCGTTTCTATTCCATCAAGGACGCCGCCGACCTATTGAGCGTCTCCACCAAGACCGTCTACCGGCTGGTCAAGAGCGGTGCCCTGGCCGCCGTCCGGGTTGGCCACCAGCTCCGGATCGCGGAGCGGGACCTCCAGGCCTACCTGCGCGGCGAACGGGTACTCTGAAGAGGGTTTTTAACAGTGTCCACGCCTGTCCACAGAAGTCCTTGTTTGTCCGCGACTTATGAACCCCATGTGATTACGTCGCAATGTCATACACGAAGGATGATGATGAGCCCCTCGCACAAATATCCATGCCTGTCTTTATTTGGACTTTACTGTCCACTCCTGTCATGGCAACAGACAGGACCCCAAGGAGACAAAACATGAACACGCCACCCTTTTCCGGGACAGAGCTCTTCACGCAGTCGACCGCCGTCACGCTAGCCGACCTCATGGGCCTGGTGGAGACTGCCCCGTTCAAGACGGCCCCCCTTGCAAACGAGACACGACGGCGGCGCGTACTGGGCTCGCTCGGGCGCATGGCCCGCATCCTTGGCAAGCCGCCCGAGGGCCTGGTGCTTGACCAAGCGTTCCTCGACAGGTTGCGCAAGGTGAAGCCCCGGCTTCACGGTATCGGCAAGCGGTCCTGGCAGAACATCCTGGTTGACTTCCGCTATGTCTGCCGCAAACTCCTGGGGCTGCCCATGGGGCGCAATCCCGCCCCCATGAGCCCGGCCTGGAAAGCGCTGATCAATCCCATTAACGATCTTGCCCGGAAGCGGCTCTACCGCTTCGCCCGCTGGTGTTCGAAGAATGATATTGATCCTGAGAACGTTGACGACGAGGTAGCGGCCCGCTTCCGCGCTCATCTTGAGACCACGTCCCTCAAGAAGCCTTACCACAGCTATCGCGTGATGGCCCGGTTCTGGAACGAACGGGGCGGGATTGATCCCAACTGGCCCGCCTACCGGTTTGAGGTGACGGATCAGCGCAGAACACGGACCCTGCCCCTCGAGGCCTTCCCGGCAAGTTTCGCCGCGGATATTGATCATTGGGCGCGCCAGGTCTCGGCTGACAACCTGGGGGACTGGCTCAACTCGTCCCTTGAGAAGCCCCTGTCACCCCGGACGGTCAAGACACGCCGACACCAACTCCTCGTCCTGGCAACGGCCGTGGTGCGGGCCGGCATACCCATTGAAGATGTGACCGGCCTTGCCGTTTTCGCCGACCCGGACATTTACAAACGGGGCCTTGAACATCTCCACAAGGAATTTGGCGGCAAGACCCCTTGGCTCGAGAACGTGGCCCGGGGCTTTCTGCCCGTGGCACGGCATTACGTCGGCGTGCCCGAGAACGTCTATCGGGACCTCCAGCAGATTTGCAGAAAGGTCCGTCTCGGTTTCCGGCCCTTGAACGAGAAGAACCGGCGTCGGCTCCTGCCTTTTGAAGATCCGGCCCTGGCCCAGCAACTTCTGGGCCTGGCTGAAGCAACCTTTGCCAGCCTTGCCCGAGTCGATGATCCTGTCCGTCCGCACGCCCTAGAGGCCCAGTCGGCCTTGGCCGTAGCCATCCTGCTGGTCGCGCCCATCCGCCTTGCCAACCTGGTGAGCCTGGAGATGGACAAGCACCTCCTGTTGACGGGCCGGGGCCGGGCACAGACCCTGAAGCTTCTTGTCTCCGGGGACGAGGTCAAGAACGGGCTGGAGCTCAGCTACCCCCTGCCCTCCGAGACCGCACGCCTCGTGCAGCTTTACCGGGCGCGGTATCTGCCCTTGCTGGCACCCGGGGGCACCGCCTGTCTCTTCCCTGGCCAGACCAAGACCGCGCCCAAGACCGTGGCCACCCTCAGCAGGCAGATCAGCGCCTTTCTCCTGGAGCATCTCGGTGTGGAGATGAATGTCCATCTCTTCCGCCACCTGGCGGCGCTCCTGTTCCTGCGACAGAACCCGGGGCAGTACGTGGTGGTCCAGCAACTCCTCGGCCACAAGAGTGTTGAGACCACGGTCCGCTTCTACGCAATTCTCGAACAGGAGATGGCAGTCCGGGCCTATCATGACATCCTGTTCGGAAAGGAACGCTGATGCCTGCGCGGTTCGCCACCCTCAGCCTTGATGACTGGCCCGCGGCTGATCGGGCCGCATGGAACGCCCTTTACGCCCCGTCCGGATTGTTCGAAGATAGCGGGGCGGCCGCGCACCAGCGGCCCGCCACCCGGGATATGATGCAGGACTCCTATGGCCGCTGGCTCATGTGGCTGAGGCAGGAAGGGACACTCCTAGAGACCGAGGATCCCACCTCCCGGATCACGCCTGACCGGGTGCGGGCCTTTATCATGCATATGACCGCCACCCTGAAGCCCGGCACAATGGCAATGACCATCCAGCACCTGGACCAGCTGGCCCGCTGGTTCGCACCCGGGGACGACTGGACCTGGCTTCGGGCCTGGAAGCAAAAGCTCTGGCGGCGTTACCGCGCTCCCGACAAGCGCGCCCGGCTGGTGCCCGCTCGAGCCCTCCTCGATCTTGGCATCGACCTCATGAACGAGATGCGGAACTCTCAGGATCAGTATCCCGTCAAGTGGCGGACCCGCTACCGGGACGGATTGATGATCTCGCTCCTCATCCTCTGCCCTTTCCGGCTTGCCAACTTCTCGACCATCCACATCGGCGAACACTTGCAGGTGGCGGGATCCGGCTATCGCCTTGCCTTCGCCCCGACCGAGACCAAGTCCCACGCGCCTGACATCAAGCCGGTGCCAGCGGAACTGCTTCCTTATCTCATGTTCTACCTTGAAGAGGTGCGCCCCTATCTTCTCATGGACACCCGGCACGACCGGCTCTGGGTGACCAAGGACGGCATGCCCATGCCTGACGGGGCGGTGGCCAAGCAGATCAAGCACTGGACAAGGAAGAGACTTGGCCGCGCCATCAATCCCCATCTCTTTCGGGACTGCGCCGCCACGGACGCCGCGCTTCTCTTGCCCGGAAGCACCGGCATTGCCCGCAGCGTCCTCGGTCACGGGAGTCTCAGGACCACGGAGTCCTATTACATTGCCGCCAACCAGGTTCACGCTGCCCGCGCCTACCACGACACCCTGAAGACGCTGAAGGGAAGCAAACGCTAAGAAGCCTCATCAAGGAACAGGACCTATGAAAGTACAAGGCCAATGAGCAGGGTCACAGGAGTTGCCACATCTGGTTCCGCCCCCCGCGCGGTGATTTATGCGCGCTATTCGTCTGACTTGCAGAGCGCGGCCTCCATTGTGGACCAGGTTCATGCCTGTTCGGCCCGGATCAGGGCCGAGGGCTGGGTGCCGGGGGCCACCTACAGAGACGAGGGCCTCTCTGGCGCCACGTCCTTGCGCCCCGGCTACCAGGCCATGCTGGCTGACGCCCGGGCGGGCCGGTTCGATATCGTTGTGGCCGAGGCCCTCGATCGCCTGTCCCGGGACCAGGAAGACATCGCCGCCCTCTACAAGGCGCTGACCTTCGCCGGCGTAAAGCTGGTGACCTTGGCCGAGGGCGAGATCAACGAACTCCATGTGGGGCTGAAGGGCACCATGAACGCTCTCTTCCTCAAGGACCTCGCCCAGAAGACACGGCGCGGCCTCGAGGGTCGCATTCGCCAGGGCCGCTCGGGCGGCGGCAAGGCCTATGGCTATGACGTGGTGCGCAGCTTTGGCGAAGACGGGGAACCGAGGCGCGGGGCGCGCACCGTCAACGAAGCGGAAGCCGCCATTGTCCGGCGGATCTTTGAGGCCTATGCTTCCGGAGACTCGCCCCGGGCGATCGCCCATGCCCTGAACCGGGAGGGCATACCCGGCCCCAGTGGCAAGGCCTGGGGCCCCTCCACCATCAATGGCAATCGGGAGCGGGGCACCGGCATCCTCAACAACGAGCTCTATATTGGTCGCCTGGTCTGGAACCGCCTGCGCTATATCAAGGACCCGGCCACGGGCAAACGCGTCTCAAGGCTCAATCCGGAACAGGCCTGGGTCATCGCGCAAGTCACCGAACTCCGGATCATCGACCAGGCCCTCTGGGACAGGGTCAAGGCCCGCCAGGCAACCCTCACCGCCGTTGTCGGGGCAAACGGCCATGACACCCATAACAAACCCGCCTTCTGGGACCGGCGGCGGCCCCGCACGCTCCTCTCAGGCCTGCTGAAGTGCGGTGTCTGCGGCGGCGGCTATTCCAAGATCAGCGCCGCCCACTACGGCTGCTCCACGGCGCGCAACAAGGGCACCTGCACCAACCGCCTCAACATCCGCCGCGACCACATCGAACCCATGATCCTCCTGGCGCTCCGGACCCAGCTCATGGACCCGGACCTGTTCAAGCTGTTCGTCGAAGAGTTCCACGCGGAAGTGAACCGCCTGCGCAAGCAGGACCATGCGGAACAGGACCGGATCAGTCGGGACCTCACGCGCGCGGGGACCCGCATCGCCAACCTCGTCAAGGCCCTCTCTGACGGCATGACGTCACCGGCCATCACCGCCGAACTCGCCCGCCTTGAAGAGGAGAAGGCCGATCTTCTCCGGAAGAAGGAGGCCCTCGGCAGTGACCGCAAACCGCTCCTTCACCCGAACCTCGCCCAGATCTATCGCGACCGGGTCGCCGATCTCGAGACCCTCCTCGCCCATGACACCCTCTCAACCGATGCCATGGACCGGCTCCGCGCCCTCATCGACGAGGTCGTCCTGACCCCGACCCGGTATCACCAACTGGATATCACCCTGAAGGGCGACATCGTCGCCATGCTCTATCTCGCCTTCTACGACAGCAAAAAGCCCGACACGGTTCCCCGTGACGGGCTTGAGCAAGTAAAGTTGGTTGCGGGGGTAGGATTTGAACCTACGACCTTCAGGTTATGAGGCAACCCGACGGGGCCGGAATAGTCTTTCAAAAGCAAACATTTAGAGAGATTTTGGGTGGGCGACGTCGGCGTCGTGTCGCACGGAGCAGACGCAAACCATTGGGAATAAACGGGAAAGCCCCGCATGTTCATGAATCAGCGAACCTCAGTAGTTTACAGTCTACTGGCCGACTATGTGCGCAGCCCTTCCCTGCGTCATATGCGAGAGCAGCGCTCCCTGGGCAAGCTGGCCCTCGAGGTCGTCACGAGACTGGATCAGGACAGTTCCATCTGGAAGAAGTGGGAAGGCCCGCGGGACAAGGTCCTGGCCTCGGCGATAGACTGCTGGATCCCGAAGGACGACATGCTCGCCTTCCTGAATGGCCTTCCTGGCCCGGCTCTGACGATGACCGATCTCGAGCAGCGCATGAAGGCCATGATCGAGGAGGAATACCTCGGAGATCCGGAACCGAAGCTCGAGGCCGAATGTCTGGCCATCTACCAGGCCGAGAAAGAGGCTGGCACGGAAATGCCCGCCATCATCGGGCGCCTGTCGGATTACGTGGGCGCGCAGTGGCAGCGTCTGCGCGACGAGGAGCGTGCCGAGGCCGAGCGGAGGTCGGAAGA